GAGTCATACGTGACAACATCACGTTCCTTCCGTATAAGGAACCGTCTTCGGTCCTTTATCAATTGTTGGGGAACATTGTCGAAGAAGGTCGTCGATTCGCTTCCATGGCGGACCTCAAGGTAGCAGACATGAACCAAGAGGCTCCCGTTGGGACCACTCTTGCGATCATGGAACGGGCAATGAAGGTGCAGTCTGCTATTCAGGCTAGAATTCACGCCAGTCTGAAACAGGAGTATAAGATTCTTGCAGAGATTATCCGTGATTATACATCACCGGATTATCCTTATGAGACCGAAGAAGGGGAGGGTATCAAGCTTGAAGACTTTGATGATCGTATTGATGTTGTGCCTGTTTCGGACCCCAATGCGGCCACTATGGCACAACGGATCATGCAATACCAAGCGGCAATGCAATTAGCGCAGCAATCGCCTGGGCTGTATGACATGCCGCTTCTTCATCGTGAGATGATGGATTTGATCGGCATCCCGAATGCGGACAAGATTGTTCCAATGCCTGATGAGATTAGTCCTACAGATCCGGTTAGTGAGAACGAGGATCTTCTCACACTGAAACCTGTGAAGGCATTTGAGTACCAAGACCATGAAGCTCATATGAAAGTGCATATGGTACTCAAAAATGATCCACAGATTAAAGAACAAATGCAGAACAACAAGATGGGTGGTGCTATGGGCGCAGCCTTGGATTCACATATCCGTGAACATCTGGCATTCATCTTCCGTGATCAGATCGAAGAAGAACTTGGTGTTCCGCTACCGCCGACTAATCAGCCATTACCAGAAGATGTCGAGAAGCGGCTTAGTACACTTGTTGCCGATGCTGCTGAACAGATGCTGGGCAAAAAGAAGGCCAAGGCCAAAGCAGAGAAAGACGCGAAGATGCAGAAAGATCCTATCGTGCAGCAGCGCGAGAAGGAACTTCAGATTAGGCAGCAGGATGTTCAGCGGAAATCACAAGCCGATCAGGCCAAGTCGCAGTTGGAACAACAGAAGCTTGCGGCTACGCAGCAGTCGAACCAAGAAAAGCAACAGCTTGAGCGAGAGAAGATCGCTGCTAAGGAACGCTCTGATACTGCTGCACTGGAACAAGATCGTGAAGAGATGTTGCTTAAAGCTCAACTAGATCAAGAAGAGTTTAACGCTGAAAAAGAGATTGAGGGTATGAAGCTTAATTTGGAGCAGGAAAAGTTTGATGCTGAACAGGAAATTGAAGGCGTGAAGCTTAATCTAAAGATGCAGCAAGAAGAGGAGAGTAGGGATGAGTGACGATGTCTTTTCGTTGCTCAGAAAAAAGTTAAGAGGTCAAATGAATGAGATAGCCGATCTACTCTCTCTTGGTTCGGCAAAAAATATGGAAGAGTATCGCAAGATGTGCGGCATCATCGAAGGATTAGCATGGGCAGAACGTGAAGTAATAGATTTGGAAGATAAGTTTAAAGAATTTTAGTTAGTAGGACGCAACGCCCGTTCGGGGCGCAACAATTCAACGAGAGGTCATAGTGGCTACACTCGCAAAAGAAGTTCTGGATCAGATGGTCTTGTCTGAAGAAGAGGCAGGAGAGGACGGACCCCGCTACGCATCGCAATTACCAGAGCCAAAAGGCTACAAACTCTTAATTGCACTCCCCGAAATTGAAGAAGCCACTGAAGGTGGCATCATAAAGTCAGCACAGTCCCAGCACGAAGAGTCTATTGCCACGGTTGTGGGCTGGGTTATGTCAATGGGGCCGGATGCTTATGTCAATTACAACCGATTTCCTAACGGACCTTATTGTGAAGTAGGTGATTGGGTTGTTTTTCGGGCATTCAGCGGTACAAGACTGAAAATTCATGGTAAAGAATTCCGTTTAATCAACGATGACACTGTAGAGGCGGTCGTGGAAGACCCCAGAGGCGTGGAAAGGGCCTAAAATGAGTGAAGAAACCGGAAGAATGACCGAAGAAGACAAGTTTTTAGGTGTCAGAACTACGATAGAACCTCCTGCGGAGACGGAAACGAGTGCCGATGTGGGTGAAATTGACATTGAAGTCGTGGATGACCGCCCGGAAGAGGACCAGAGGGGTGTTCCGGCGGCAAAAAGCGACGATGATGGGGCTGCATCGGACGAAGAGATCGCACAATTAGGTCAACGTGCCCAAAAACGCATAAAAAAGCTGAAATGGGAGTACCATGAAGAGCGTAGGGCCAAAGAAGCATCGGACAGGCTTGCAAATGAGGCTGTTAACTACACTCAGAACCTTCAAACAGAAAATCAGCGGCTTTTAAGGCTTGTTCAGGACTCTCAGACTGCTTTAACGCAACAAAGTAAGGATAAAGCAGACGCATCACTCGTAATTGCCCAAGAAAACTTCAAAAGAGCACATGAATCGGGTGATTCCGACCAAATTACCCTTGCACAGCAACATTTGACCAATGCACAGCTTTCTCAGGCTCATGCTCCGGCTGTTTCGCAGAAAATTATTGATAATTGGAAGCAACAGGTGCTGGCAGAGAATCAACAGATCGCTGCACAGCAACAGCAGTATATTCCAGAGCCGATTCAGCCTGATGCGAAGGCCATGGAATGGCAGGAACGCAACCCCTGGTTTGGTGTTGATAAGGAAATGACAAGTTTTGCATATGGTGTACATGAGAAACTGGTTGGGGATGAAGGGATTGACCCTGAGTCCGAACAATATTATGAATTGATTGATTCTCGTATGAAAGAAGTTTTTCCTACGCAATTCGGTAGTAGCAACCAACGCACCAATAATACGATGGTTGTTGACTCCGCACCGCCTCGAAAAAAATCCGTGGTAGCATCTGCTTCTAGAAATAGTGGAGCTAAACCACGCACCGTTCGATTGACGGAAACCCAGGTCAGACTCGCGAAACGCTTGGGACTTACACCTCAGCAATATGCGGCCCAGTTAATGAAGGAGATGGTCTAATGGCTGAAGAACGCGCTACACGGGAACCCCGTGATCTAGAGACTCGTGAAAACGAGACTCGTCAGAAATCTTGGGAACCTGCATCAATCCTTCCAGATCCCGATCCACAGGATGGATGGGTGTTCAGATGGATACGGACAGCAATGGTTGGCAATCTTGATAACACGAATGTTTCAAAACGCTTTCGTGAAGGTTGGGAACCAGTTCGTTCCGAAGATCACCCGGAACTTCAGATTATGAGTGATCATAAGTCGGAATGGGGTGCGAAGGGTGGTATTGAGGTTGGCGGTCTCCTCTTGTGCAAGGCACCGGAGGAATTAGTGGATCAGAGAAAGGCATACTACAAAAGTCATGCTGAATCTCAGATGCAAGCCGTTGACAATAATTATATGCGTGAGAACGATCCACGGATGCCAGTTCTCGCGCCTGATCGTAAAACTCGTGTGGCGTTTGGTGGCGGAAGCCGCTGATGCCCAAATTAAATAGGAATTAACTACCATGGCTGCTTCAGCTTCACCATACGGTGCGAGGCCAATTGGTACGTTGAGTGCCTCCGGCTCATATACGGGCAAGGTGAGACACTTACCAATTGCCAGCGGCTATAGCACCGCTATTTTCAACGGTGATTTTGTAACGGTTCACACAGATGGTACTATTGTTAAAGATGAAGGTACTACTGCGTTGAATTCTGCCGGAATCTTCGTGGGTTGTTCCTACACACCAAGTACAACGAACCAGAAGACGTTTAATACGCAGTGGCCTGCGTCTACAACGGCAACTGATGCGATGGCTTATGTGATTGATGACCCGAATGTTGTATTTCAAATGCAGGGAGACGAAGCCCTCAACACTACAGATCGCGGACTAAATGCCGCTGTAGTGCAAACGGCTGGTAGCACCAGCATTGGAAAATCGAAGAATGCACTTGACGCGAGTACACCAGCGACAACGGTGACGCTTCCAGTCCGTATCATCGACTTTGTTGATGGCCCGGATAGTAAGGCTCCTGTAGGAACTACTGCTAGTGATACTTATCCTGATGTCGTGTGCGCCTTCAATTGGCCGTCTAGTGTGACGGTTTCTCCGCATCAATATCGACGCGCCACTGGGCAATAGGAGAAACTAACTAATGGCTATTTCACGCGCACAACTTCTCAAGGAACTGCTTCCTGGGCTTAACGCGCTTTTCGGGATGGAGTATGCTCGCTACGACGATGAGCATTCTGAAATCTACGAGACGGAAAGTTCAGATCGGTCTTTTGAAGAAGAAGTGAAGCTTTCGGGCTTCGACGCTGCCCCCGTCAAGGACGAGGGATCAGCGATTTCGTATGACGCTGCACAGGAGAGCTTCACCGCTCGCTACAATCATGAGACAATCGCCATGGGCTTTGCCATTACGGAAGAAGCCATGGAAGATAATCTTTATGATTCCCTGTCGGCCCGTTATACCAAGGCTTTGGCTCGCGCCATGGCCCACACCAAGCAGGTTAAAGCTGTTGTTCCATTGAACAACGGGTTTACCAACGCTTATCAGAGCGGCGACGGTGTAAACCTTTTCACGGCATCAAGCGATGGCGTAACTGGTGGTGACGGTCACCCACTCGTTTCGGGTGGTAAGAACTCTAACCGTCCAGCTACCGCCGCTGACCTCAATGAGACTTCTCTTGAGGCTGCCGTGATCCAGATTGGTAAATGGACGGATGAGCGTGGTCTATTGATCGCTGCTCGTCCGAAGACGCTCGTCATCCCGCCCGATTTGCAGTTCGTGGCGACACGGGTGATGCAGTCTGAGCTTCGTCCCGCGACTGCCGATAACGACATCAACGCTCTGCGTTCGATGAATGTTATTTCGGGAGGTACGGTCGTGAACCACTATCTAACTGATACGGATGCGTGGTTCCTTCTGACAGATATTCCAGACGGGATGAAGCATTTCAAGCGTGTTGCCCTTGAGACAAGCATGGACGGTGATTTCGATACCGGAAATGTTCGCTACAAGGCTCGCGAGCGGTACAGCTTTGGTGTCTCCGATCCGCTAGGGATCTGGGGATCACCCGGAGCGTAGGATAGATAGAGGGTGGAGGCGATTCGCATACTTTCGCGTGGCTACTAGCTGGCTCGTGATTGGTCGCCTCCGCCCCTTATCTTATTCTGGGACACATAGTCCCGAAGACTGGCCCAGCAGACGTTACGACGACTTCGGGACGAATCCTTTCGTAAAAAGGTAAAATCATGGCTAACACAACTTTTTCGGGTGCAGTCAGATCCGAAGATGGATTCGATGTAGTATCGAAAAGTTCGACAACTGGTGCATTCACAACGGAATTCAGCCTAGACGGATCGGGATTGCAGGTTACTCCCATTACGTTGGAT